GGTTTTTACCATATAAACCATCCTATACGATAAATGATTCTGGAATATGTAATTATAACAATAATATTTATGAATATAAAAATACACAAACAATTATAACTGATTTTCTAAAAAATTTTAAAAATAATCAATTAAATGAAGAATATATATATTTAAATGAAATAAGTAATTTACTAATTGAATATGACGTATTAAATAATAATTGCTGTGGAGAAGTAAATGAACTATTAGATATTTATGAAAATGAAAAAGCAAAAAAAAAATTATATAATAAATTTTATAAATTAATTAATTATATCATTTAAACATAATTAATATTATATTTTTTTAAAATAACTATAGGTATTAAAGAATCATCTTTTGTAATCTTTTCTAATTTTTTAAAACATTTATTTATAGTAACTTCACTTGTTTCACTAACATTTTTAATATCTTTTTTTGAAATATTTAATTTACATATTTGAGATATAAAATATACCACTCCTGCAGCAATAGATGGAGGAGTGTTTTCAGGCATAATATCTAATTTTTCAATTTTCATTGATATAAATTTACATAATTTAGTTAATTCAGTATTAATATTCAGTTTACTACAATATCTTTCAATAAATGAATCTGGAGTAGTTTTTCCTAAATTAGTTTTCTCTTTATTATCCATATCTTTTTCTAAATTATTAATAATTGATAAAGCATTTTTACATCCTTTTGTTGCACTTGTTATATCTAACTTAAATATTAGAGCTATTTCTTTAGCAGTTCTTGGATAATTATTTACTCTACATGATATGTAAATAGAAGCTGCTATAATACCATCTCTATTATCTCCTCTAAATGTTAAATCACATTCTGATATTTTTTTATGATATATAATAGCATCATCTATGATCATTTTTGGAATTCCTCCATTTTGTGCCATAACTGTAATTATTTGAAATTCATCATATTGAGATTTCTCTTTATAAGGCATTGATTGCCATTCCGCATATCGTCTTATTTTTCGCATTTCATAAGACATTGAACCAATACATAACACTTTACAACCATATGAAGATTCTTGTAAAAGCGGATTTATAGGCATTCCACATCTAGTTGGATCTGAATGTTGATTATCATCTGCTCCATAATATCTCCATTCAGCAGTTTGATCTACTAAATCTTTATAAATAATTCCACATCGTGTATTAGTACAAGTCAAAAAACCTTCTTCTGAAAATGCTAAACTACTTTCACATCTTTCACAAAATTCTCTATTTTTAGAACCATACATACATTCTAGTGAAATCGGCAATTTATCCGGATTGTCGATTTCTGAATCAAAAATATTCCATAATTCTGTTTTATTTATATTATTATTTTTTCGTTTTTGACTTTTGTCTTTATTCATTGTTTTTATGTATGTTCTATTATATAATATAATTTTAATTCAATTTTATTTATATATTTAATATATATTAAATAGTATATGGGAAATATGAATTCTAATAATTTAGAAAAATCAACAAGTGATAACTTATATGATATAATTGATAGTATCGCTACTTATTATATTTTAACTATGAATTTTAACAGTTTAGAAAAACTTTCTCAAAAAACCTATTGTGATAAATTAATTATTCTTACATCTGAAATAATTAATAACAATTTTAATAATATGGAAGTTGAACTTATCTCTCAAAAAATAAAAGACGGTATTCCTGTTAATATTTCTACTAAAGAAAATATTTCTTATATTAATAAAGATAATCTTGATAATATATCAATTGATAGTGATAAAAAACAAAAAATATGTATTGAAATCGCCAAATTTTATGTTAAAATAGCACATATATTTGCTGCTATTGTTATGACCATAAATCCAGTATATACATATGAAAATGAAAATGGAACAACTATTAAAACTGAATTATTAAAAAAAGATACAATCCCTAAAAATGCAAATACGAAATTATTACAATTGAATTTATGTAATAATAAAATTAATGAATTAAAACATAAACTATTTACTGATACAACCACAAATGATATAATTATTCAACCTACAATATGTTCTACTGGAGCTGATGAAATTAATACATCAAATAATACATCAAATAATACATCAAATACACTTTTAGATGAACCTGGAATTACAGAACTTATGGATTTGTATCTCGATGATAATTATGATTTTTCTACAGGTAAATTTATGGGAATGACTGAAACTACTAAAACTCAATTTCGTAAAGATTTACAATTATTTTATACTTCTTTTACAGGTAATATAAATATGCCTCCTGAAATAAATAAATTTAGTGATATTAAATTAAAAGATTATAATAAAACCTCTTTTTGTGAAAAATCCAATTCTGGAATTCAACAACAATATATACTTAATAAAAAAGATGAGCTATTTATTAAATATGCTGAAAATATACAACAAATGATAAAACGAGCATCTGAAAATCAATCTAAATTATTAAGTATTATTAATGAATTGTTTATTTATAAAATTGACTCCAACTCAACTAAATCAATTATAAAAATTAATAATAAATTAACTAATGCTAATTTAGACAAAATTATTATAAAATCACGACAATTAATTATTAATTTATATATTACGTGTGAAATGGATTATCTTAAAGGTATTAAATTATACGATGCAATAGTTCAATCTAAAATATTTGAAACTACATATAAACAAATTACACAACACGAAATAGATGCTTCTAAAATGATATCAGAAATTAAACAAATTGTAAAACCAGGATTTATAGATTCATTATTTAAACCGCCATTACAACCTTCTACTAAATTAACACAAATTAACACAATTTTACATCCATCTCTAGATCCAACTCAATCTTCAACTATAAATCCATCACCAACTCAATCTTCAATACATATTTAATTATATTTATTATTTAATATATATTTATGAAGCTGAAGCTGCGGCAGAACGACCTGCGGCGGCAGCGGCGGAAGCGGCGGCAGAAGCTGCTGCTGCGGCAGAACGACCTGCGGCAGCAGAACGACCCGCAGCGGCAGAAGCGGCAGCGTGTGCTGAAGCGGCACTAGATGCACTTCTTGCACTAGCAGCTTTTGCCGCTGCGTGTGCGGCTGATTTTGCTGCTGCATGAGCAGTTGCAAATCTTGATGCTGCAACACTTGCTGTAGCTTTAACTCTTCTAGCGGCAGCTTTATTTGCATGAGATACACGACGAGTTCCTCTTCCTTTTCTTCTTCTTCCTCCTCTGGTTGCCATTATATATTATATATATATAAAAAAATTTTTTTATAAATTTAAAATTATTAATTCTAAACTTTAATTCAAACTTTAATTCTAAACTAATCCTAAAATAATTAATTTTAAACTAATTAATCCTAAACTAATTAATCCTAAACTAATTAATCCTAAACTAATTAATCCTAAACTAATTAATCCTAAACTAATTAATCCTAAACTAATTAATCCTAAACTAACACTCTAAACTAACACTCTAAACTAATAAATTAAAACTAATTTAAATAATAATTATTAAAAATAAATTATTTAAACTTATGTTCTATTTGATCTAAAACTTCATCACCATAAATTAAATTTCCTGAAGGTTTATATGATTTTATAGGAGTATATTCCTTTTTATTAATTTGTTTAGATTTATTTAACACATCATCCGCTTTTTTTAAATTAAAAACATTATCAATATTATTTTCATTTAATATTTTTAAATTATCATCTTCTTCAATTTGTTGTTCTCCATATTCATTAATAATAATACCTGTTTTTTTTTTCAATTCTGTTCTAACATATGAAGGTACATAATGTATCCAAGATATAAATAATAAATTTGGATGAATATAACGTACAATAAATCCATTAGTTTTCAATTTATCAATTAAATATGCTATACAAGCCGCTTGATCAAACTTTGGAACTCCAATAATAATTTCAGGAACTAAAAACCAACTGAAATGTTCATCTTTTTTTTGTCTAGAGATAGTTTTAATTCTGATATGAATACGATTTAAAATTTTATTAAATAATGATAATTTAAATAAATCTTGTTGATGTTTTTTTTCATATAATTCATCAATATTCAGTTTTTCAGAAAAGTCATCAATATTTTCTAATGTAAATATATTAGCCATTAAATTGATTTTAGAAAAAAACTTATTAAAATTAATGTATTAATAATAATACATTAAATGACAATTAAACATTTAGTAATTTCAGGAGGTGGACCGATTTTAATTCAAGTATTAGCCGCGATTCAATATTTAGAAACACACAATTTTTTAAATATGTCAAATATAAAATCCATATATGGTACATCTGCAGGAGCAATTATAGGAACCATATTGTGCCTTAATTATGATTTTGAAACAATAAATGATTATATTATAAAACGTCCGTGGAATGATGTATTTACAATTAAAGTTCAAAATATATTTGATGCTTATACTCAAAAAGGTATATTTAATATAAAAACGATAGAGAAATGTTTTAAACCATTATTTGATGCTAAAGATATTGATATAAATATAAATTTAGAAGATTTTTATAAATTATCAAATATAGAATTGCATTTATATACATTTGAAATAAACGAATATAAAATAGAAGATATTTCTTATATAAGTCATCCGAAATTATCCTTAATGATTGCAATTCAAATGACGTGTGGATTACCAATTTTAATTTCACCTGTTTGTATAGATGATAAATGTTATATTGATGGTGGTGTAAAATGTAATTACCCTTTAAATTATTGTATTGAAACGTGTAATAATTCAGATGAAATATTAGGATTTAAAAATAAATATAAAAACGAAATAAATAACATTAATAAAAAATCAACATTAATAGATTTTTTATTTAATTTTTTATTTAAAGCTGTATTTAGTATTAATACAGATGATAAACAGATTGATTTAAAATATGAAATAATATGTCATGCGGAATCATTAAATATTGATATGTTACATAATGTGTTAAGTAACATAGATGTTAGAAAAGAACTATTTAATATTGGAACTCAAAATGCTACCAATTATTTAAATAAATTAAATAATCCTATTTAAAGAATAAATAAAGTATTTAATATTCCTATTTAAAGAATAAATAAAGTATTTAATATTCCTATTTAAAGAATAAATAAAGTATTTAATAATCCTATTTAAAGAACTGTATTTAAAAATTGAGTTAAAGTCACTTTCGTAGGTTTTGCATCATATTCAATCACTTGTCCTTCTTTTAATAACTTAATCGTAGGATAACCTTCTACACTATATAAATTCATCATTTTATCTACTTCTGCTGTTTCTTCAGAACAATTGATTTCTGTAAAAATAATATGATAACCATTTATTTTCTTATCTTGATATTCACTTTTTAATTCATCCCAAATAGGTTTTGCAGTTTTACAATGAGGACACCAATTCGCAAAGAAAAATAATAATTCAGCACTTTTATTTTCTTGCGAATTATTCGAACTCGATTTTATTTGAGGAGAAACATAATAATAATTATAAATTATTATACTTAAAATAAAACCAATTATAACAACACTACTCATTATTAATATATTTTTAATATTAAATATACTTTTTTGTATAGACGACGATTCACCACCAGATGTAACATTTCCAAACCTCATCATTATATTGTATATATAATATATTATTAACATATTCTTTTAACGAATCTAAATTAGATATTATATATTATATATTATAACCACTATATTACTAATAATTAAATACTTATTTATTATTATTTTATATTATTGTTTTAACTAAATCATTTATATATACTTTAATACATCCTTTTAATTACAAAAATAAGTAATAATCCTATAAAAAATGTAAATACATAACTACACATAATATTCATATTTATTTGTGATTTTACTTCTTCCGTACTTGAAGAATCATTCGCTATTTTTAATAAATTAGTTTGTTTATTATTTAAATATATTATATAAATAAGTAAACATATTACAAATATTTTCATCAATACAGATATTGATGAAAAATATTTTAATGGACTAATTATAAATATTATTATTATTATTATTGATATAATAGAACAAAAACATATTTGTTTTGTTACATCAGTAAATATTGTTAAATTAAATGGAGTATTTAAATTCATATATTATATATATATTAAAATCATTTTATTTTTATTATTTTTATTGTAGTATATTATAATGAAACATACTTATTATAATAATAATAATCACAATAAAACCAAAAAAGTATTTTCTAAAAAACATTTTAATTCTGGTGAAGGATTTTTAACAAATGTGTGGGGACCTTTAATGTGGACTTATCTTCATATTATGAGTTTTAATTATCCAAATAATCCTACTATGGAAAATAAAATGCATTATAGACAATTTATTTTAAGTCTTCAATATGTATTACCATGTAAATACTGTAGAATTAATTTTACTAATTTCTTAAAAAAACATCCATTAAAAATGACTCATATGAGTAATAGAAATACTTTTTCACGATATATATATCAACTTCACGAATCTATTAATACAATTTTACATAAAAAATCAAATCTTACTTATTCACAAGTTAGAGAAAGATACGAACATTTACGATCTAGATGTATTGATGAACCACCACCACCATTACCAATAACATCCAAAAATATTACATTGAAAAAAAAAGAAAAAGGATGCACTGAATCTTTATATGGTAAAAAATCTAAATGTATTATTAATATTGTTCCACAAGAATATAAAAGTAAAACTTTTAATATTGATAAAAAATGTATATCTAAAAAAAATAAATTTAAATTATAAATTATAAATTATAAATTAAATACACTTTTATTAATTCATTTATTTTTTCTCTCTTGTATATCTAATTCTTTTTCTATATATTCATTATTTTTTTTTAATTGTTGTATTCTTTCTTTAACAGTTAATTTTTTTGAATTTTTAGGACTACCTGGACTTAAACTACTTTGACTTGAATCTGATTTAAACCCTGTACTAAAAGAATTTCTAGTTTTATTTGTTCTTTTCTCTTTTCTCTCTAATTTTTTTAGTGTTTTAAATTTCTTTAAATACATTTCATCATTGTTCTTTTTTAATGTATCTAATTGTTTCTCTACATTATTTGTTTCAACTTCAATTTCTTTTGCATCACGTATTAATTTTTTTAAAATATCTATTTTTTTAGAATTACGAGAAGTTGGAAATTTTAAAGATAAAATACTTTTTTGTTTTTTTGTTATATCTTCTAATTCTTCTTCCATTTTTTTATAATGTTTATCAAATGAATCATTTTTTGCTAAAGATACTGGTGATGATGGTTTTGAATTATGTGATGATAAACTTGAATATGAGTCAGATTTATACGACTTATCAAAAGGTAATTTTTTTGCAAAATTATCTAATTCTTTTTGCATTTTTCGATATTTTTTATTACGTATTGATGTTGATGAGTGAGTTTTATTTGTTGGTTTTATTTTTCTTGATTTTATATTTCTTGATTTTATATATTTTGGTTTTCTATTACTTAAAGATGATGACGATGATAAACTATTTATTTGTTTTTCTCTTAATTTTCTTAATTTTTTTGTAAGTGCTCTTGTGTTAAGTATTTTACTTTTTATATGTACAGATAATTTATCTGAACTTTTAGAACTTAAACTAGGAGTTCTTACTGTAAATAAAGATGAACCTTTTGAACTTCTAGAACCTCTTGAACTTAAACTTCTACTTCTTCTTTTAGAACTTCTAGAACCTCTTGAACTTTTAGAACTTAAACTAGGTGT